TCTGCCTGAGTGTAGGTTAAGGAAAGACCGTTTAGCCGCAGGGTCATCAGCATGACCAGCATTCCAATCCGCTTATTTCCATCCACAAAGGCATGGTTTCCGGTAATGGCAAAGGCCAGCCTTGCCGCCTTTTCCTCCAGGCTGGGATAGACCTCCACATCTCCAAAGGCGCTGTCCGCGCTGTAGACTGCGAATTCCAGGAGACCCCGGTCCCGAAGCCCATAGCTTCCGCCGGTTTTGGCAATGACCTTTTTCTGGAGGGCAATGATCTCGTCAACAGTGAGCAGCATCATTTGGCAAGCTCCTGAAAAGCCTCCAGATTTTCATCCAAAATCCGGTCGGCCTCTTGGTCGATCCGCTTGATCCGAAGATTCCGAAGAGCCTGAAACTGCTCATACTCCCCAAAATCCACCACGATATAGCGGGGCTTGTTGTTTTTGAGAATGACAGCGAGACCGCTCTCATCCACCATTCGGACAACCTTGGAAAAGTTCTGATTGGCCTCTGTCATGGGAACCAGATTCTTGGTATCTACCATCATATCGATCACCTCACTCCTAGTATACACAGGTTCTAGGACAAAATCAACCTATATTAAAGGAGAATTTAAAATGAAAAACCTGAAAAAGCTCTTTTCTCTCTGCCTGGTGCTGGCCCTGAGCCTGGGCACCGCTGCTCTGGCCGCTCCTGTGCCTGATGCCACCATTGACACCTCCCGCACCGGCTCCCTGGACATTTACAAGTACGATTTTACCAACGCCGCCAAAGATGGCGTGTGGGACAGCTCCTATGTGTCCACCGGTGTGTATGACCAGACGGTCAATGATACCCAGGGCGGCACCGTCCCGGCCGGTGATACCGACAACACCTCTGATTTGGGCAACGGCGAGCAGAGCTACGGCTACGCCATTAAGGGTGTTGAATTCACGTACCTGCGGGTAGCCGACATTTGCCAGTTCACCGAATCTTCCGCTGACGGCAGTACTTCCAACCACGTAGAAGTGCTGTACGGCATTGACAAGGCAAATGGGGCTGATCTACTGGCAGCCATTGGCCTGGCAGATGGCGCTGGCCGGTATGAAAATGCCGACAACTCCGACAAGCTGGACCTGGGCAATTACTACTATCAGTCTGATGTGCTCATTGACGCGCTCCGCACGTCCCTGGAAGCCAACGCTGCCACCATCAAGAATGCTCTGGAAAACTATGTAAAGGTGGGTGGCGGCACGGCGCTGCCCTTGACCGATTCCTACGGCCACACCTCCACTGATGGTCTGCCCCTGTTCTCCATCCCCACCCACCAGTTTTTGTTCTACCCCGGGCAGTGCAATCCCAGAGATTTCCAGGACGCATTGCAGGTAGAGGAAGCGGAGTTCGCCCTCATCCGCTACCCGGAGCGAGGCACCTGCCTATACCGCTGTGGCAATGAGCGGTATCTTTTGCAGGTCATCGCCCCGGCATATAAGGCGGCGCTGTTTGGCACAGCGGGAGGCCGGTAATGAGTGCCACCGTGGCGGCAGCACTGAAAAAGTTGGCAGTGACCGTTTTGACAGATAAGAAACTGCGCAAGGTGGTGTTCGGCATCGTCTTGGGAATTCTTATCATTATCTTGATGCCAATTGCAGCGGTGCTGGCGCTGTTCAACGGCACCCTGGAGTTTGACACAGCCCGGCTGCAGGAGATGATTGTGCAGAATTTGACCGCAGAGCAGAAAGCGCAGATGCAAGCCGTGGAGGAAACCATGTATGCCATTCAGGATGCCATGATTGTCGCAGGTTTTTCCGGCAGGACTGTGGACGCCCAGGTGCTGTTTGTTCTGGCACTGCAGGATTATGCCCACCAGCAGGACTTCGTATCCAGCCTGGTGGGCTGTTTTTCGGAGAACCAGTCCGATGAGCAGCTCATTGCAGCAGTCAACGCTGCCTTTGGCACAGCGCTTTCCGGTGAGGACTTCCGGAAGGTTATGGCCAGCGTTCGGGGTGTCAATATTGACACTTCCAGCGACGTTGACCTCTCCACAAAGAATAATCTGGATCTGGCGCAGTGGGCCATTGCGGCAGAAAAGGCCGGGTGGGGCTATGTGTGGGGCACCTATGGCCAGGTGCTTGACCAGGCTCTGTATGCTTACAAGCTGGAGCAGTACCCGGAGGAAGTGGGTGGCTATGCTGAATTCATCGAGCAGCATTGGTTGGGCAGGCGGTGTGCCGATTGTATTGGCCTCATCAAGGGCTACGGCTGGTTTGACCCGGAAAACGGTGCCATCTCCTACGGCAGCAACGGTATGCCGGACATGGACGCCAACAGCATGTACGAGCTGGCTGTGAAAAAAGGGCCTATGGATACCATGCCTGAAATCCCCGGCCTGGCGGTCTGGCACCGGGGTCATATTGGGATCTACATCGGATGCTAAAAGAGGCGGTCACCTTCGTGTTGCCACCCAGAAGCGACACCATGCGCCGGGTGTATGGGTATCTCTTGCACCATAGGGGCATTGACCGGGAGGTGCTGGACGCTTTTGCGCAGCGTGGGATGGTTTACGAGTCCAGCGACTACCACAACGCCGTGTTTGTGGGGGTAGATCCCCAGGGCCAACCTCGGCACGCCCACAAACGCGGCACTGGCTCGGAGAGCACCTATAAAGGCAACGTCCCAGGCAGCCAGCCGGAATACTGCTTCCACTGGATGGGAACCGGTACCAGGCCCTGATGGACTTGCTTTCCGATGGCCACAAGGCAAAGTGGTTTGCTGGAGCGGCCCTGAATACCGCCGAGCAGGCTATGTCCAGCGTCATGTCCACGGCTCTGTCCCGGCTGAATGCCTTTCTGGATTCCGCAGATTCTCTGCTTCGATACGGAAATTGACGCGGAACGGTTCTGCTGGAAGTAGTGCGCCGTGTTTCTCATTATGCCGGAGGAGGATCCCAACACGTTTTTTATGATATCCCTCATCATCCAACAGCTCTACCGGGAGATCTTGGCGGTGGCCGATGAAATGGGCGGCCAGCTTCCCGACTGGTGTGTGTTCTTCTGCGACGAGTTTGGAACCCTGCCGAAAATTGAATCCGCAGAAATGATGTTCTCCGCTCCATAGCCCCGTCCGGTGCCACACATCATTATAAATCCTACAATGTTGCCCTGGAACTCATCGCTTTTCTGGTTGACTTTTCCTGTTACCGGATATACAATAACAATATTCAGAAAAGCAAATCGGTTTCAGTGCTGCCTGGATTCCTTCGGGGCCAGGTGGAGAATAGAGAACCGGGTGCAAATCCCGGACGGTACCGCCACTGTGAACGCGGAGGCTACACACACGACGAAAGTCGGTCATTGGGGAGTTCCCTGAGAAGGCTGTGTGCCAGCTTACGATGCGTGAGTCAGGAGAACTGCTGAAGCTTCTCTTCCTGTCAGACCTTAACGAGTACGAGGCCTGGCCTGATTTGTGCGTGGAAAAACGGCCACGGCAATTGGACATTTGTCTGATTGCCGTGGTTTTTTTGCATACACGAGCTGTGACTTGAAGACCTTCCTTGGCAGAACTTGCCGCATTTGCTTTTCAAGATGATTTTAGGAGGAACAAGTCATGCACAAACGAATCCTGAGTATGCTCCTGGCCCTGGTTTTGGTTCTGGGCATACTGCCCACGCCCGCCGGTGCCGCCGGCGGCGAGGGGTCACACATCTCGGTTCTGGATACCGCGCCGGCTGCGGCGGAAGTCGCGGTGGGCAGTGTCTATGAACTGGACTTATCCACTGTGTTTTCCGACAGGGAGGGCCACGCCCTGACCTATTCGCTGGGCGGCGGAGCATTTGGGGAACACACAAAAATCGCCGACGGAAAACTGTACTTCTCCGTCAGCGAGCCGGGTGATTACACGCCGGTCATCACCGCTTCCTGTGAGGCAGGCTCCACTGCCAGCCACACCATAGCGGTCACTGTCACCGAGGCGGATGGCGGCAATTCTACACAGTACGGCTATGACGAAACGCCCGCCGCATCCGTGACCGTCTATGTCACCATCTCCAATGACGGTATGCCCATTCT